CCCGCCGTATCAGCCGGTGCAGCAGCGGCTTCACGCGACGCCTCTAAATCACTATCCGGTATCGGCATAGCAGCGGCGGCGGCAGGTAAGCACGCCGGTGACGGGATGCAGCAGGGTATGCGCACCGTCACCCGCTCAGCCCGCGACGCCGCAACGCAGACAGTGCGCGCCCACGAAGCCGCCGCCGTAGCAGCCGTAGCAGCTTCACGCCGCGCCGCTCAGCAGACAAGCGGCCTCACCGGGCAGCAGTCAGCAAAATCAGCACGCGCCGCAGCAGCCGAATCACAGGCCGCGATACGATCCACAGCAGCAGTAGCCGCAGCGGCCGCACTCACTAGCGCAACCAGCATACGGGCCGCGCAGCAGGGGACAGTGCGGGCCATCGCCGAGACATCACGGGCGGGGCAGGCAGCAAACGCGGCCCTGTTCGCTAACCGTGCGGCGCAGGCCCGACAGTCCGGGGCGCAAGTAGTCCAAGCCTATAGGGACACGGCGGCACAGTCCTATGGTGTTTTCTCCGGTATGACGCGGGCGGAGAAAGCGGCGCGGCGCGAATCAGCTAGGGCCGCTATAGACTACGCGGGCGGTATCACTACCGCTATGGAGCGGGCCTCCCTCAACTCGCAGAACGCCTACAGCGGCCTTGCGTCTTCCGTCGGGGCGTCTTTCAAATCGGCGGCTGTGAGCGCCCGCGACCACATCCTGAGCATCGGCCCCGTAAACAAGCTCGTCTACTCCGAGATGGCGGTGAATGCGCGGGCCGGGGCCGCCGCCACCGCATCATCGGTGCAGACCTACGCCACCGCCGCCCGCAACACCTACGCGCAGATGCGGGAAAACAGCCGCCAGGCTGAGGCGTCTTCGCAGTCACTCACCCGCTCTATCCTGGGCAACCGTGACGCAATGGATAAGCTCGCCTCTGGTAGCGCTATCGCCGGGGCCGGGCTGCTAGCCGCGTTTGCTCTACCGGTGAAGGCTTTCGCAGATTTTGATGCGGCAATGTCCGGCGTGCAGGCCGCGACACACGAGACGGCCTCGAACATGAACCTGCTCCGTGAGGCCGCGATCAAGGCGGGTGCCGACACCAAATATTCCGGCACGGAGGCGGCCAACGGCATCACGGAGCTTGCTAAGGCCGGTGTGGAAACATCGGACATCCTGAACGGCGGCCTGGACGGTGCCCTGTCCCTTGCAGCGGCTGGTGAGCTTCGTGTCGGTGACGCCGCCGAACTGGCGGCTACCGCCCTCACGCAGTTCAAGCTTAAGGGTAGCGACCTGGGGCACGTAGCGGATTTGCTTGCGGCCGGTGCAGGTAAAGCCCAGGGCAGCGTCGGCGATCTTGGTTACGCGCTCAAGCAGTCCGGCTTGGTGGCAGCACAGACAGGGTTCAGCATCGAAGAAACTGTTGGTGCGCTGGCGGCGTTCGCATCGGCGGGCCTTATCGGCTCTGACGCGGGCACATCGTTCAAGGTCATGCTGCAGAAGCTTCAAAACCCGTCCAAGGAGACGGCGGAGACGATGGGCGAGCTGGGCCTGAGCTTGTACGATAACCAGGGTAAGGTCAAGAAGCTATCGGTGTTCGCGGGCGAGCTGAAAGCCGCGTTGAAGGGCATGACGGCTGAGCAGCGTGACGCTACGCTGGCGCAGATTTTCGGTTCTGACGCTGTGCGTGCCGCCGCCGTGCTCTATGAGCAGGGGCAAGACGGTATCCAGGGGTGGATTGATAAGGTCAATGACTCTGGTTACGCGGCCGAGACAGCGGCTATCGCGCAGAACAACCTTAAGGGCGACCTTGAGAAGCTGGGCGGGTCTATCGAGACGCTTTTCATCAAGTCCGGTTCTGGTGTGGCTGACGCTCTACGCCCGGCCGTGCAATGGCTGAATAAGCTCGTTGATGGTCTTTCGCATGTAGATTCGGGTACGCTCACAACGGTTCTCACCATTGGGGGTATCACTGGTGCGCTGCTGCTGGCTGTGGCTGGTGCCGCGAAGTTCGTTACTATGGTGCACGCTACACGCACGGCGCTAGTTGAGCTAGGTTTAGCCGGGCGCAGCGCCTCAGCCGGTGTAGCCGCATCTAACGCCCAGATGGAGGCGGGAGCCGCAAGCGGTGGTAAATTCTCCGGTGTGGTAGGGAAGCTGGCCCGTGGATTCGGCTACCTCTCCCTAGCTGTAGCTGGTGCTGAGGCGATAGCTACACCTTTCAAGAACCTTAACGCGCAGACACCGGGCGTGGAGAAAATGACTAACGCCCTATCTGAGAGCGGCGGCGAAATGAACCGCATCAACGACATTTTCAAAAACGCGGAGTTCACCAACGGGCGCGGCAGGTGGGCCATGCACGGCACCGAAGAAGGCATCAACGGCATCAACGACGCACTGAAACGCCTCAGTAACCAAACCGCGTTCGACGGGTTTAACGGCATGGTGAACAACATCGTCGGCTCTAAAGGTTCGTTCGATCTGCTCAAGGATAGTGTGTTGCAGGTGGACGAGGCGTTGGCGAAGATGTACGGTGAGAATCCGCAGCGCGCCACCGCGCTCTTCAAGCAGATAGCGGACGAGGCGGAGCATTCGGGTGTGAGCGTCAGCAAGATAACCGAGCTTTTCCCGAAGCTTGGGCAGGCTGTCACCGACTACGCCAATAAATTGGGTGTAGCGCTCACCGATGAAGAGAAATTCCAAGCGATGAAGGGTCAGCTGCCCGAGAAGCTGCAAAAGGCCGGGGCATCCCAGGAAGAGCTGAACAAGAAAATCAAGGAGGGAACGGCCGCTACCAGTGAAGCCACGGACGCTATCGGTGAGAACACTAAGAAGCTGGACGAGAACGGCGAAGTGGTAGAAAAGGTTGAGTCCCTGCTATCTGATTTTGCTAAGGCATTCGATTACCTCGGCAAGGGCTTCCGATCCTACAACGATTCGATGGGTTCATACTATGAGTCGCTTGAGAAGCTGGCGGAGGCTTTCAAGAAGGGTAAGACCGCTTCCTATGATCTTGGTTACGGTTTCGATAACGCTTCGAAGAGCGGCCGTGAGCTGAACAAGCTTTTCGGGTCTGTCGCTAACGAAACGAACAAGGTTGCTGTGGCGGCTTCTAACGCGGGTAAATCGCAGGAAGAGATTCGTGCGATTTATGAGCGAGGGTACCAAACGATTCGAAAATATGGGTACCAGGCGGGGTTGTCGTCTGAGCAGGTTGAGGACTTGGCGCGTGCTGCGTTCGGCCTGCAAGACAAGAACATTAGCATCAGCACGTTCATGGATGATAACGCCCGGGCGGTGGCTAACCGCACCGCTAAAGAGGTGAACGGCATCCCTAACCAGGTGCATGTTGCGGGCGGCACTATCGGTTTCGACCAGGCTACGGGCAAGGCAACGCAGCTGCGTGACGCCCTGGGTAATATTCCTGGGCAGAAGAACGTGAACGTGCAGGCGCAGGGTATCGAGGAGACTACTAGCGGTTTCAGTGAGGTTGCTAAGTGGCTTGAATCTATGCCCGGCAACAAGGAAATTGAGATTGATGCGACGGGCACGTTTGATGCGTCCTCAGCTATCCAGAGTGTGGGTGACGCGGTGAATGCTGTCCCCGGTTCGCACAACACCGATATGACGGCCACCACGGGTAATTTTGATTCTGCTGCGGCGATAACCGCCGAGTCTGTGCGGAACCTCCCGAAGTCGCACAACACCGACATGCGGGGTGACGCATCGAATGTGAACCGTGCAGCATCGCAGGCGTCAGACTCCGTAGGTAAGGTTCCCGATAGGCATAACACTGAGCTGAACGTCGTCGGCCTCGGCGGGTTCGTAGGCAGTGTCCGCCGCGCTATCGACTGGGTGTTTTCAATCCCTACCGTCCGCGAAACAACACTGCGGATCAGGAACATTACCGAGAATATCACTCACAAGATCGAGACCTACCGTAAGAAGTTTTTTGGGTTTGCCTCCGGCGGGCATGTGGGTGACACGATGCGCGGCTTTGCCTCCGGCGGTCTGATTAGCGGCCGCCCCCCTGCAGCCCCGCACGTTGATAACCGGCGGGCGGTGGTTGAGGATACGGGCGAGCCTATCCGTGTGCGCTCCGGCGAGTTCATTATGAACGAGCGGGCTACGCGGCGTAACCGGCCGCTGCTTGAGTTCCTGAACGCCGGGGGTAACCCACGTTCGGTGCGCGGCTTCGCCTTTGGTGGTTCGCCCGCACCGGTGGGGTTCGCTCCCGCACCCGACGCTAACCTGCGGATTGGGGAGCAGATAGCGGCAGCGTTGAGTGAGTGGAAGCCGGTAGTTGAAATATCGGGTACGAAATTCTACGGCGTTATGGCTGAGTCGCGTACCCGCGCACGCCGGTAAAGATAAGAGGAAATGAAGGAAAGGAGGGGCGGCGCATGTCTAGGATGTGGATAGGGCGGCCCGCAACAATGGTTTCCGTAAAAGGGTACTCAGAGGTGACAACCACCCGAACACTGGTGAACCGGATCGACACAGACCCGCTCACGGGTGTGCGCCGAACCTCCTTCTACGGGCCTCCCCGCAGTATGCGTGAGATGCGCTGCACCTGGCGGGCTGAGGGTGAGCAGCTCGGGATGATTGAGGGGTTACTAAACCTGTCCATGCTCGGCGGGTCACTAGTCGGCCCCGCTACCCCGCTCACGGTCATACCGGCCGGGGCGGAGCATATCAACGTCATGCCCCCGCGCACCTCACTGCTGCTGGACGTTTACGGGGCGGTGTATTCCCCAATGATGGTTGATTCGGGTGGGCACGGCATCATATGGCCCGGCGGCACATCGGTGACAACCCCGACGTTTGTTAGGCAGGACATTCCGTTTCCGTGGGGCGGTGAGGTGGTGAACATCTCGTGTGTGCTAGAGGATGACTCATACCTGCGCATCTGGTGGGGCGGCGGCCGCGCCGGACAATTCGGTGTAACCACCGTGGAAGGGCCGGGTAAGGGCGCGGGCGTGCACCGTAGGGAAGCCTACGTGCTAGTCCCCAAAGCCTGCACCCTCTACGGCGTACAGTTGAGCGGGACAGGCACCTGCGCATCAATGGTGCTAGGGCGCGAAAAGAAGCCCTGGACGGTAGGCGAAACGCTAATGGGCGGCATCGTGGATGATTACGAGGTGAAGCCGCTCTACCGGGGCGGCAACAAGAACATTTCAGAGATCACATGCACGATCAAGGAGACAGGGAGCGGTAGCTAATGGGTGCTGAGAATCCGGGGCCTACCCCGATTTGGGGGATGCAGGCCAGTAAGTCGTATGTGCGGGAAAAGGGTGTGCGCATCATCTACGCCCGCATCTATGTTGGCGGCTCCGATGAAGGTATGCACCAGGTGGAGATTTCTTCCGCGATGTCGGGTGACCTGCCTGGCCGTCTAGCTATCACCTCCGGGTTCAACCAGTCCACGGGCACTATCACGTGGCAGATGACTGATGCGACACCGAACCTTTGGACGGGGTTTTCTGGTGGGCTGCGTGTCCCGAAAATCGGTGAGCGCATCGAAATTGACATGTCTCTTTCCCCGTCGGATATACCCGGCCCTAATAAGTGGGTGAGGGTCTTCACGGGCCGTGTGGATTTTAATAAGGTTCAGGACGGTAACCAGCTAGTCACCCACATTGTGGATGACTGGGACAAGTTCGGTAAGGGTGTGGATGTTCTGCCGCTGCTGCGGCACATGCCCGGCCGTAAGAACAGCGATTTTAAGACTTTCACACCCGGCTGCTCTATCAACTGGGTTGTGTGGGATGTTCTGGATCAGTGCGGTTACGCGGTGTCCCCGGCGTCTAAGGTTCCTCTCGGTCATGATAAGCGTGTGGTGATGCACGCACCCTTGCAGGGCACTATGTGGACTGCCCACGAGAGGGGTAAAGGCGCGTGCGTGAAAGCGGGGCCTACCGAGGAAGTATACGATGCCTCACCTTCCTTTGCGTACCATGATAGCGGCGAATGCTACCTTTTCAAGGGCTGGGGGATCTATGAGAACTGGGCAGAGAACCGGAACCTGCGGGGAACGCAGCCGATCATGGTTAGGTTCCGTGTGGGCGCCGGGCACACCGGTAAATTCACGCTCAAGCTGACGGTGGGCGGTAAGAAGGTCGCTATCACCCTTGAGGGGAATAAGAGGCTGTCTGTGCACCCCGGGAATAATCCGCAGTATGGGGATTTTCTGGTGCCGAAAGATGGCGTCGTGGAGTTCCTGATGCATGTGAACGGCCGCTGGGAGACGCGGCTAGGGGTTGAGGGTACGCCCGGCCCTAGCGGCGTACATGAAAGGTGGTGGGGGCCAAACAGTGAGGTCGGTAACTGTGAGATTATCGCCGAGCTAGGGTGTGAAATATCCGATGTTCTGGTGGCTATGGAGCCGCTGCCGCTATCGGGTAGGAAGCAGGCGCATGTGCGCATCCCCGACTACCTGAATAACCCTTACTGGACGCCTTCGGTGAGGAGCCGTAAGGCGTCTGAGTTCCTTGAAGAATTGGGTGAACTGATTCACTGCGCGATGTGGCTTGACTCTGCGGGCGAGTTCCATTTCAAACACGGCACGATGCTGCGTGAAGCCGCCGAGAAGGGCGTTATCTCCGCCGATGATGTGGTGGACTACACGCTACGGCAGGACATTTTGCGCTCCGGGTCTGCGGTGCGGGTGAAAAGCAAAATCACCTGGATTTCTAACATGGGTGAGGTTGGGAAGATTCACCGCGCCACACTCTGGCAGGGCACCGGGCAGTCCATCCTGGGCAATGAGGTTGTTGAAGAGTTTATCGGCCCGGACGAGAACGAAGACTGGTTCGAGCTGGACGACGACATTATGTGGAACCTGCATAATTTCTTCAACACACCCATATCCCAGCACGGGAACGGGTGGAAGCGTGAGATAGAGAAAATCTACTACGGCTCCTGCTATTTCACTATCGGACAGAACGGGTACACGGGCTATATTGCCGCCCCGAGGATTGAGCGGCTCGCCTGGTGGCGGTGGAAGCTCACGATTGATAACAAAGCAGTGTTCGGGAACGGCGGAGAATCCTCACGATCCACAATGCAGTTCCCCGTGAACAACCGCACCATGCCAGGCACCTATGAAGACATGTGGGGCGAAAAAATGCCGATCATACGCGGCGGCGCTAAGGCGAAAGCTAAAGATGATGGTGACGCCGTTGTTCTCGGGCCGCTGCGTGAGGCACCGGAGCTTGAGATAGACGCCGGTATTTGGGCGGGCAGCCGCGAACGTGCGCTTGAGCTTGCTAAGGATGTGGCCGCGTGGCTATCAGATTCTAAAGCAGTTTATTCAGACTCTATAAACGTGAATTTCGACCCCGGTTACCGTGTGGGCGATGTATACCGGTGGGAGGTGCCGGGTCTTAGTACCCGCGTTTATTGTCTCGTCCTGGGTGTTGAGCACCGCCCGGGGGAGGATCGCACCGAGCTTACGGTGCGCACTTACATGCAGTTAGAGTAGGAGAATTTGTATGGCTGAGTACTGTACGGTGACAGCTAATTTTTTGACGATGCAGGAGCGGGGGGGTGCCCCGGTTCCTGTGTCTGGGCGTGTGGAGTTCACGCCGACCGCGCACGCTTTTAGTGGTGACGCGGTGTTTACGCAGGCGGCCCGCACCGGGTACGTTGTGGGCGGCGTGCTTTATGATTCGCCTGACGCAACCACCGCTGGTGTGCGGCTTGTCGCCCCGTCCCCTGGCGTGTCGCCAGAGCGGTTCGGGTACAAGGTTACCGCGCATTTGCGTGATGGTGAGGGCCGCCCGGCCCCTTACCCGTGCGGGTTTATCCACCCTACGGCTGGGGGTTTGCTGAATCTTGCTGAGCAGGCGCCGGTACCTGATCCGGGTTCGCCGTCTGGGTGGTCTGTGCGTGGGCCGCGTGGTGAGGTGGGGCCGCCGGGTGTGCAGGGTGAGCGTGGTTTGCCTGGGCCGCAGGGAGACCCGGGGCCTCCCGGCCCGCCTGGTGCCCCGGGTGCGCCGGGCCGTGATGGCGGGGCGTTTGATGATTCAAAGATTCTGCGGCGTCTTGATGCTCTTGAGGCTGCGCCGAAGCAGGCGGTGCCCGCTAAATCGGGTTACAGTGTGAGCGTGATTGACGCACCATATGGTGCAGACCCTACGGGTAAGGCTGATGCTACGGCGGCGATCCAGGCGGCGGTTGATGCTGTGTATGCTGCTGGTGGGGGGGCTGTACGCATCCCAGCCGGTAAATATGTCGTCAGCTACCCGTTCATCAAGCTCAAGGGGTTTGTGCAGGTTATCGGCGATGGTGACGGCACCCAAATCCTAGCATCAGACGGCACGCCTATCACGGAGAAGACAGGGGTTTTCCATACCGGTACGTGGAATGAGCGTGCCTTAGACCCCGACCTGATTCATTTCGGTGTGTCTAGCGTGTGGATTCGCGCCCACCGGACGGGCCGTAACCACCAGCCCGCCATCGCAAACCTGTGCGGCGTGCTACTAAACACTGATCTTGGGGATTCCCCTGCTGAGCCGGACGCCGCACCGACCATGAATAATGTGAAGGTCTGGGATATGGAGACGGGCGCGGCGATCCTTGGCCGCGACGACCAGGCAATGGACGTGTGGAACCTCAAGATACGCAACACGCTGCAGGCCGGGCTTGTTGTGGGTAAACCTGATGGGCACCCCGAGCTGGTGGCGAAGGTTGCGGGCGGGAACGGCGGCGCCGATAACCAGTTCTTCGGGCTGAATGTCGGCGGTGCGAATCAGTCACAGGGTGGTTACGCCGGTGTTGAGGTGTATACGTCTCAGTGCACTTTCGTTCATTCCCGTGTGTGGTTTACGCACCGCGCCGCTTCGTGGCAGCAGATATACGCCCTGCCTGTGGCTTCGGCTGATGGCACTGATATTACTGCTGGCGCGCCGCAGGGTGAGAACCGGGCCGCGCAGAAAGACGGCTCGGGATGGTTCATCAAGGGAACTAAATGTATCTTCACGGGCTGTTTGGCGCAGGAGAACGGTGGGCACGGGTTCCTTGTTTATTGGGGGCAGAATCAGCTCACGAATTGCCGCGCCGAATCTTCCTCTTACCGTGACACGGTTCACGGGTCTGCTCGTGAGGGTGACGCCGCCGATTTCTATATTGCGAACGGCGGGGCCGATGGCACTATTATCACCGGCTGCATTTCGCAGAAGGTTGGGGGGCGCGGCACCGGCGCCCGCTGGGCTTTCTATGTTGAAACCTGGTTTAGGGGCCTCACGATCACCGGGTGTGCAGCTAAGGATGTTGCAGGCCCGGCCGGGTCTGAGACTGGGCCGGTGCGGTGGCGATCCCCGCAGGGCGATAACGTCTATATCCAGGTGGATACGGTGTTTTTCACTACCCGTAAGGCTGGCGCTGGGTTGCAGGGGCCGAAAGGCGACCCTGGGCCGAAGGGCGCGGACGGGGTAGGGGTGCCGCAGAAGCTTTCTATCGCCGGGAGTGAGCTTACGCTCTCACCTGATGGGGGTACGGTAACCTTGCCTTCTACTGATTTATCTTCTCTTGTTTCTAGGGCTGATGCGCTTGCCCGCCGGGTAGAGGCCCTGGAAGCACGCCCGCAAGGCGGCGGCGGTGGCGGGGCTGTGATGAAGCCTCGTAAGCGGTACGGTCTGACGTGGGAGGCAAGGGACACGACAAACGTGAACGGCAATGGCAATAATGCACTATTGCGTCATTTCCTAGAGTTTGACCCAAATACGGGGCTAGGGATAGTGCATTTGGATTTCACAATACAGGCCGGGAAAATTCCGAGCGGATCCCTGTTCTCCATCCCTGACACGGGGCCGGTGGCATCATCTCTGGTTGAGATGCAGTCAGTAACACCAGGCGGCGGCGGCATTTGGATAGAAAAAGGTAGCCGTCAGGTACAGACTGACAGGATAAGCACCCCAGGGCGCTACATCCTGAACATTGTCGGATTTTTTGAGGAGAAATAATGAGTAAATATGAGGGGCCTTTCTGGCTCGTGGAAGCTAAGCCAGGTAATACGGCTCCGCCCGTGTCTGATACTGCTGCTGATCGCGGTTACCACGTCGTGCATAGTGATGTGGAGCCTGAGCCTGCCAAGGATGGGCAGCAGTGATCCCAGGGACAGCGTATGAGGGGTGATGATGGGCACTAACATTCCACCCGATTTCTGGGTTGCGCTCATGGACGTTCTCAAGGCGGCTGCCACTCTTTCGGCGGCCGCTTTCGTGTCATGGGCTGCCGTGAAGCTTAAGGATGTGCGGGCGGGGCTGCACCGTGTTGAGCACCAGGTGAAGAACCATCATCAGACGAATCTGCGTGATGATATTGACCGGAACCAGGCGGCGACCGCTAAGGGTATTGCCGATGTTATCACGCAGCTTGCGGAGATTCGCAAGGAGCAGGAGAAGACGGCGGCCATGTTGAACCTTGGCCTGTCTGAACATGCTGATATGCGCAAGGATATTGGCGGCATCCGTGGTGATATACGGCATGCGCGTGAGCTGGCTGACGCCGTGGATGCTCGGGTGCGGTCTTTGGAGGCGCGCCAGGGTTAGGGCTGGTATGCGGTTTCGGGGTCGATTTCTTCGCCGCCTACCGCGTTTTTGAATGCTAGTCCTTCGCGGGTGCAGTGTTCATCGGGTGCATGGTATACGTCGGTGATGCTGCATGCGTGTTCGTAGATTGCGCGGGCGATTCCTTCGCCGCGTCGGTTTTCGTTTACCTCTATTTGCATGATTTGTCCGGTGTTGATGTCTAGGTACATTTCGCCGATTAGTTGGCCGTTTTCGTGGGCTTCGAAGATGTTCATGATTTCGGTTTCTTCGTAGTAGGTGCCTTGGCGGTTGGTGATTTCCATTTTGGTTTTCCTTTCGTTCCCTATATCTAATACTATACGCCTTGTATAGTTTGGATACAAGCCAAGATACCAATAAAACCAAGTGAACTATCACACAAAAGGAGGTGGGGGCTATGGACTACAAATTCCTAACGCAGTACAACGCACTGCGTTTCACACCAAACGCGCTAGTCACATCCGCATTCGGATTCCCGCGCATCATAACCAACATCACCCTGCACTGGTGGGGCCGCCCAGAATGGCAGCAGACATTCGAGAGCGTCGTGCGCTTCTTCTGCGAGCTAAACAGCACGCAGACTAGCGCGCACGAGGTCATCTCAGATGGCGTTGTGGCGTGCCTCGTAGACCACTCAAACGCCGCGTGGGCGAACGGCAACGCCAAAGGCAACGCGCAGTCAATCACCCTGGAATGCAACCCGCGCATGTCTGCGGGCGATTTCGAGACAGTCTGTGAGCGAGTCGCCGATATTTGGATTATGTACGATCAAATCCTGCTCGTTACGGAGCACCGTGACTGGTTCGCTACGGAGTGCTGCGGCACCTACCGTAAGGGCGAGGTTGCGGCGCGCGCCCTGCAAATCTATGAGTCGAAAAAGGGCGGTAAGACCGCTATCACTAAGGTTGCCGAGAAGGCGACCCAACCCAAGGGAAAGGACGATAAAAGCATGGCTGACGCTATTAGCGAGCTGCGGGACAGCTGGGCACCCGGTATCGAGCACGTGCGCCATCACGGCGCTAACTGGATGGCTCTACAGAATGTGAGCCGCCAGACTCAGGAGCTTAAGGACACCTGGACGCCGGGCATCCCGAACGTAAAGTTTGAGGGTTCCGCATATAAGCTGCTCCGTGAGAATTTGGAGGCGCAGCGCGAGACTAACGTGCTGTTGAAGCAGCTTATCGCAGCCCAGACTAGCAAGGTAGGAGAGTAAAAATATTATGGATGCAAAGCGTAAAGTTGGCCCCGTCACTGCGGCCGCAGGTGTAGGTACCGCCGTCGCCGGTAGCCTCACCGTCATTACCGGATACATTCTTAGCCGCTACGGTATTGAGCTGCCTGCTGATGTGTCGAATGCGGTGTTTATCCTGATTTCTACGGTGGGTACTATCATCGGCGGGTTTTTGATCCGTGGTGAGAAGCCGACCTTTGAGGGGTTGATGGAGGCGGCCGCCCGTGGGGTGACCGGTGTAGACCCTAAGAGCGCGGGGGCGCAGGGTGAGACTAATTACCCGGCTGCCCCGGTGAATGATTTTGAGATTCCGCGTGAGACTTACGAGCCGCGCCACGCGGAGAGCGCCTAGCCGGTAGTGTGATTGTGGCCCCGCCCGCGCCCCTGTTTTGTGGGGGTGCGGGCGGGGCCGCTCTCTCTTTTTTTATGCCGTGTGGTGGGTGAGCACCCATTCGGTCATGCTGTCTGTCTGGGTGGGTAGTGTTTCGCGGGCGGGTAGCGCCGCGATTAGGGGCGTGATGCTGTGCGCGGGGGTGTACACGTTTGGCGTGCTCATTCTTCCCACCTTTCCGTTTCCTTTGCTGTTGTTCCTATGCCCCCTATGGGGCTGGGTATTATTCTTTTACGATGTGTACCGATGGGCGGGATTCTACCGGTGCGCCGTCCGGGCCGCGCATATGAGCCGCAACATATGTGGGGCGTATACGCTGGTTGCCCGGCCCGTAGTGCTGCATTCGCCAGTACCCGCGCACTTCTACGCGGTGGCCCATGCCGCGCCGTGACGCTCCCGCCCCGTTACCGTGGGGGCGTTCACGCACGTACACGGCGTTGATAGCGCGGGTGTCACGCGCCGCACCTGTTGCCTTGTCCCCTTGGGTGCCCGGCCGGTACGGGCGTATATCGCCGATTGAGGGTTCACGCGCTACCGTCCATGTTGTGACTAGTAGGCGGGATAGCCGGGCGTGCAGGCCCGTGTTGCCTTCCACTTCGCGCCATGTGTGCCCGCGTGAGGTGCCTAGCAGCATGTAGAGGTCTTCGCGTACCCATGCGGCGCCCACAATTTGGATTGTTGCGGGGGTGGATACCATGAATGGTGATGCGTCGCTGATGCTGTCGGGCGCGTCACCCCACGGGGCTACCTGGTCTGTCCCGCCGTCCCATACGATTACCCCGGCGTCAGATGGCATATGCTCCATGTGGGGCATGTAGTGCAGGGGGAACTCTGGCGCGGTGCTTATTACTGTTTCGGTCATGCCCTTGTGTACCCACCATAGGGCGCCGTCTTCTATGCCTGCACGGTGTGTCCGGTATTTGGCTATGTGCCAGACCCCTTGTGTGCATGTGCTGATCGCCGTCTCAATGTGCCATATTAGCTCCTTTTTGATGGTGGGCATGTCACGGGCGCCGTATGATGCGCTACGCATTCTCTTTGCTCTTTTTCTTGTACGGGCCGCGTGGCTTGGGGTGTTTCGCGCGCCAGGCGTCGATTGTCTCGGGGAGCCATAGGGGGGTGCCGTTCGCACCCCATGCGTCATTATCCAAAGGGTGCACAGCCAGCAGCTTGTATACTGCGTCGCGGGTTACGCCGAGGCGCCGCGCAACATCGCTGGGGCCGAGGTAGCTAGGTTTCTTTGTCATTCCTCTTTATCCTCTCTATACTTATTTTCATAAGTTGTTGTTTCCCGCTTGGTATGCGGGTAGGGGCGCCGCCGCGTGATGTTCATGGGCGGCACCCCTCCTTTTTTCTATTCGGCTGGTTTGACTTCTACCCACCATTGGTTGCCGTGGTGGCTTACGCTTTCTTCGCTGCGGGTGATGTAGGCGGCTACCCCCTCAACCGTTAGCGGCATAGGCTCGGTGTGCAGCACTACATATGTTCCTTCGTCGTCGTCCCACCAGGTTTCTAGCTCGTGTGAGCTTAGCTTTTCACGTACATGCTGTTGTACCTCGGGGAGGTCGATGAACCATTCATAGGCACCTTCGGGGGTGTCATGCAGTTCACCCTCTTCAATGTGGCGTGAGTAGTCTCCGATGCGGTCGTTGTATGCCCAGTGCACTAGTTCCCGTAGTGATCCGGTACGTTCTGCGGTGGTTTTCCCGTTTTCGATTACGCGGGCGGTGTACTGTTTTTCCATTGTGCTGTTCCTTTCTGGGTGCCCCGCCCGTGGTGGGCGGGGCGTTGGGTTGAGCTGGTTTTTATATCTACCAAGGTATCTGAATACGTACAATGTCTTCGCGAGTGAGGCCGAAACGGTCTAACAGCTCATCCTCGCACCGCTCATACGGTTCTGATTCGTCTGCGCGGTCACCGTTTTTCCCGTCATCGAATGCGGACATATCGTCGAGGTCTTGGTTTCCGAAGACGAAACCGAGACTGTCGAAATCATCCAGGTCTTCGGGCCATGACACTAAGAGTTTGGCAATATAGGTTTGCCCCTCTAGTTCCCACTCGATCATTGCTTTAGCCCCAGCGTTGAGGTATTCCCTGAGGGTATTTTTTGCGTCTTCATAGCTCACGCCTTCTTCGAAGCGGGCGGTGAAGTCCTGCATTTGCTGGTTCTCTTCGTCTTCGTGCTCGTCGGTAGCGATGAGCGATTTTATATATTCCTCATCTTTGAGCAGTTCAATGAGGGTAGAGGCGTATGTCTTGGTGAGGTGACTTAGCCGCTGATTGCGGGTTGCCCGGTGATCATGGGCTTTGTCTGAGGCTGACCCGGTTTTGCGGATTGCCTGGCTAAACTGCTCATCGGTGAGGTTTTTAGCAAGGGATTCGATGTACCGGCGCTGTGCTTCTGTGGAATTGTTGTTGCGTGCCATTTTACGGCTCCTTTGGTTGTTGTTTCCTGTGGGGTGGTTTCCCCTACATCTAATACTATACAGGGTGTATAGTCCGTATACAAGTTATTACGAGTGAAACTAATCACTTGAGACTGATAGCGTACCCGCCCACCGCATCACCGGTAATCTCACGCGCCACCTCAGCATCAAGAGCATCAACCGTATAGCGGCCACGTACACCAACCAGGGCACTCAGGTTCTCACCGTGCGCCGCTACCACATCAGCTGCGGACACGGTAGCATCCCATCGCCCGTATGAGCGTGAAATGATTTTGCCTAGCCGCGTGGTGTGCCCTACGGCCTTAGGCGTGTACACCATTGTGCGGTAGCCCGCGAATTTCCCTTCACCCGGGCGGGTGCGGTTCACGCCATCGCTCCATAGCTCGGTGATGACAATGTATGCGGCTGCGGGTTTCATTCTGGTTGTCTCCATCTTTTTGTGTTTTGGCTCTCGGGGGTACCCCCTCACTCAATACTATACGCACCGTATAGAATTGGTTCAAGCCAAAACCGGGAGAAAAACGAAGCAAAAACGTGAATAAACCGTGACTAGGCACCCGAGCGCAAAGAAAAACCCCGGGATTCCGGGGTTTATATAGATATTTCCTACATATCTAGTGGGGCTATTCACTGGGATTCACTGGGATTCACGGCAACCCCCTTAAGCTCAGCTATCAAGCGGTCAACCGGGTCATTTTGCCCCTCCGGCAATTCACTAGAATGCATTTTGTTTTCCGTGAGTTTCTCGTGACCTCCCGATTTACCGCCTAATTTTTCAAGCGCTCCACCATAGATAGCCATAGTCCTCCTGGCCACATAAATTTGCGTCGTGGATGCAGAGGCGTGCCCGAGCTGCGCCTGCGCCGCCTCTATCCCTAGCTCACGCTCAAGGGTCGTTGCTACCGTCCTGCGGAAAGTGTGCGGGGTAACCCATGCGAAGCGGCCGGGTAGCATCTCGTGCAGCCGCTTAGTAGGCGTGCCTAGGCTGATCATGCCGCCGTCGCGGTTCTCAAAAATGTAGTCCCCCGCTTTGGGCTTGAATCGGCGCGCCCGCGCATCCAGGGCGTCGGCGCACCAGGACGGCAGGTGCACTACCCGCTCGGCGCCTGTCTTG